AGCAAAGATACTATTTGATAAATATTCAATAGAATACAATAGAACATTAGTATCAGGAACAATGCAACAAACAGAACACTGGAAGGAAGTATCAAAAGAATTAAGTAAACTATATAAAAAGAAATAAGATTATGAAACAGACAGCAGTAGAATGGTTACAAAAAAAACTATGGGAAAATAACATTTTAACTTCTGAAGAATTACAGTTATTTGAACAAGCCAAAGAAATGGAAAAGCAACAACAAGGTTATAGTGAGGAAGAAGTTATAGCTATAGCAAAACAGGCTTTTGTACTTGGAAAAGATTTTGGATTAATAGGTACATTTAACGAATGGTTTGAACAATTTAAAAAGAAATAAGATGCCAGATATAACAATGTGTAATGGAAACAACTGCGAATTAAGTTCAACGTGTTACAGATATAAAGCAGAACCAAGTCAATATAGACAATCGTATTTTTGTAAACCACCAAACGATGGATTAGAATGTGAATACTATTGGGAAATTAAAACTAAATGTTATTGCGGTCATACAAATTATTGTGATTGTATTCCTGAAATACAATGTGAGTATTGTCATCAAACAAATGGAGTACATAAAATGAGCTGTCCAACAACTAAAATACAAATAAACTTATGAAAGCAATATTAGAATTTAATCTACCTGAAGATAACACAGAATATCTTGCAACAGTCAAAGCAATGGATATGGTTAACTTTATATTTGAATTGGTATATAATACTAAAAAAGGATTAATGAATACAATTGAAACAAGTGATAAAATGGATGGTGAAGAAGATGGAATAGAAAGAGTATTTGAAAAGATATATAGTTTATTAGACCATCACAACTTATCTATTGACGAACTAATTTAAACAACAATAGATTTTATTTATTATAATTTTAATAATAATATTTTTTAATTATGGAAGATAAAAGAAAATTTAATGGTGGACATAAAACTGCAGGTAGAAAATCTAAATCAGAAGAAGTTAAACTGATTGAAAAGCTTTCTGCATTAGAACCATTAGCATTTGAAGCATTAGAAAAAGGATTAGAGAAAGGTGATTTTAAATTTACTCAATTGTTTTATAACTATTATGCAGGTAAACCAAGAGAAACTAAAGACATAACTGTAACGAATGAGCAACCTATATTCAATATAGATGATTTAGACTTAGTTTAAGACACTATTATATGGAATTTATAGTAACTACTGCAATTAAAAAGTTATTGCGTTTAAAGCAACGTATTAAAGTTATTAGAGGTGGAACATCAGCTGGTAAAACATTTGGTATTCTACCTTTATTAATTGACAAAGCAATAAAAGAACCTATGCTTGAAATAAGTGTAGTATCAGAATCAATACCACATTTAAGACGTGGTGCATTAAAAGACTTTTTAAAGATTATAATGGCACTTGGTAGATATACAGACGCAAACTTTAATAAGAGTACTTTAAAATATACATTTGCAAATGGAAGTTATATTGAATTCTTTTCTGTAGACCAACCTGATAAGTTAAGAGGTGCAAGACGTAACATTCTTTATGTTAATGAGTGTAATAATATTGACTTTGATTCTTATTATCAAATGGCTATTAGAACATCAGGCGATATATGGTTAGATTATAATCCAGCATCTACATTTTGGGTAGACAAAGAAATATTAACACAAGATAATATAGACTTTATTACATTAACGTATTTAGATAATGAGGCATTATCAGATACTATAATAAAAGAAATAGAATCAGCAAAGACTAAAGCATTAACATCTACATATTGGGCGAATTGGTGGCAAGTATATGGACTTGGACAAACAGGTTCTTTAGAAGGAGTTTGTATAACTGATTGGAATGAAATAGATATGCCATTAGATGCAAGGATATTGTGTTATGGAATGGATTTTGGATATAGTAATGACCCAACAAGTTTAGTAGCTATGTATAAATACAACGATGCTTATATATTTGATGAATTGATATACAAGAAAGGTTTGTTGAACAACGATATATCTAATCTATTAAAAGCAAATGAAGTAAACGATATAGTATATGCTGATAGTGCTGAACCAAAATCAATAGCTGAACTAAATACATACGGACATAACATATTGCCAGTATCAAAAGGTAAAGACAGTATCTTATATGGTATTAATTTAATCAATCAAAACAAGATATACGTTACATCAAGAAGTAAGAACTTAATTAATGAGTTAAGAAACTATATATGGTTAACAGATAAAACAGGTGTTAAAATGAATAAGCCTATTGATTCTTATAACCACGCAATAGATGCAATGCGTTATGCTATTATGAGCCAATTAGAAAACCCAAACAAAGGAAACTATTTTATATATTAATTATGAGCTACGGACAAATGATTGCAGCAATACAATGTTACTTACATCACGTTAAGAATATAGAAATAGGAATTAATCTACCAAGAAATATAGGTGAAATTAAAAAGATGCAACAAATGTATTTAATAGCTTCTGCTTATTTGAATAGTTAAATATTTGTTAAATGTATTTTATTTAAAACATAAGTATTATATTTGCTTATAATTTAAAACAAAAAATATGAAAACATTTAAAGTTGAAGGTTGGTATCGTTATAGAAATGGTGATGAAAAAGATTATGAAGTAGAAACAATAACTTGCACAAGTGTTCAAGTAGCATTAGAAATATTTACACATAAATATAAAACTACACACTTCTTTAAAATATACACAACAGAAATTAGCTAAGCTGTGTAAAGCGTTGACACTGATAAAGTCAATAGAAGCTAAATTAAGCAATCAGAAATGGTTGCTTTTTTTTGTTTAATACAATTACAACTTTATTTTATTAATATAAAAAACAATAATATGAAGTTAGAAATTAACATACCAACAGAATTAAAAGAAATTAAACTTGCACAATATCAAGCGTTTTTAAAAATAGCTAAAGATAATGAAGATAGTGAGTTTCTACATCAGAAGATGGTTCAAACATTTTGTGGTATAGATTTAAAAGAAGTAGCTGAAATAAGATATAAAGATGTAGTTGAAATTACAAACTCTTTAGGTAAAATGTTTGATGTTAAAAATCATAAGTTTATTAATAGATTTAAAATGGGTGGAGTTGAATTTGGATTCATTCCTAATTTAGATGATATGACATTTGGCGAATATACAGACTTAGACACGTATATAACTGATTGGGACGAAATGCATAAAGCAATGGCAGTATTATATAGACCAATTAAAAAGAATGGCTTAAATGGCACGTATGAGATTGAAAAGTATAATGGTTCAATAACATACAGTGAAGTAATGAAACACGCACCATTAGATATTGTATTTGGTGCCAATGTTTTTTTTTACAGTTTAGGCAACGAACTATTGAAAAGTACGCTGACTTATTTGGAGAACAACAAGGAAATGAAGGATATTCTGCAACAGCACAGTTCGGACAAAGATGGGGATGGTATAGTTCAATCTATGCTCTTGCTAAAGGAAATGTTATCGACTTTGACAGAGTTACCGAGTTACCAATTAACCAATGTTTAACGTATTTAACATTTGAGAAACAAAAGAATCAAATAGAATCAGATTTAATTAAAAAAAGATAATGAGTACATTTTACACAATAACACAAGCAATAAAGAATCAATTAGCAGAAGATGCTTTTGTAAACACAGTTACTACTGGTGATATATTTAAAGTAGATTTAAACAAACAAACTATATTTCCTTTGAGTCATATTATAGTTAATTCAGTTTCATATCAAGGTGCTGTATTGAATTATAACATATCTATTTTAAGTATGGATATTGTAGATGAATCTAAAGAATTAACAACTGATATATTTATAGGCAATGACAATGAGCAAGATGTATTGAATACACAATTAGCTGTAGCTAATAGATTCTTAGAAGTATTAAGACGTGGTACATTAGCTGAAGATTATGAACTTGTAAATAATTCAGCATCAATAGAATTCTTTACAGAAAGATTTGAAAATAAAATAGCAGGAGTTACATATACTTTTGATATTGCAATACAAAATCCAATGACTAAATGTTAGAAGTTGAAAAGGTTATAACTAAATTTCGTGATTATGTTATTCAACAGTCAAGAAGTAATCTATCTAAGACTGGACACAATAATAGTAAATCATTATACAACAGTTTAAAAGGTGAAGTAGTAACAGAAAATGGATATACTATTGTGGGCTTTCAAATGGCTGATTATGGAACGTTTGTAGACTTAGGTGTTAAAGGTAAAACAAGTGCTTTAAAAGCTCCTAACAGTCCTT